CTAACGCCCCCCTCGCGGACTGACAGCATTGAACCGCCCGCCCTCTAATTCGTTCGCGTCCAGCATTTCGAGCTTTACCACCGGCGCCCGATACAGACCGTCGACCGCCTGGTTGAGCTGCATCCGTATGACGCCCCGCCGCTGGCCATCCACCAGGTCCGTCAGCAGCACCAGCACCGGGTCGAGTAGCGCCGGATCCGCGCCATCCACCAGGACCGCCTTGTAGTCTTCCAGCAGTTCGGGCAGTTGCTCCAGCCAGCGGCGCGGCCACGCGGTCAGATTGCTACGCGCCGTGGCCGCGATGGTGACGGATCCAAACTGCGCGGTTGGGTATTGCCGCTTGACGGCGTCGATCAGTGGCCCGTCCATGAACGTCACGATACGCGGGACCTGGTCGGCGACGGCTTCCCCAGCGGCCAGCGCTTCGCGCCACCGATCCGCCAGGATCTGCCGATACTCCGGCGGCACCGACGTGCGCACGGCCGCCTGTTGGATGTCCGCCGGCAGGCTGGCCAGGCGCTTGCCTAGGGCAAGATCCGGCTCCAGCCATGCCTGGCCGACGTTGTGGTCCCATCCCCTGTCGATCCCGTCCGGCACCCAGTCCGCGATCTCGTCGTACTCGTCGATGATCGGCCGGCGTTGCACCTCGGGCTGCGGCGACACCGATTTGCGCGCGGCGCGCAGCTCGCGCTCCGAGTACGAGCGGACCGTGCACCGGCAATTCCAGCCGTTCGGCGGATAGTGCGTGCGCCACCACGGGGACGAGATGGGCAAGATCGTGCCATCCCAGGCCCGGTGCTGTGGGCGGACCTTGGCGTCCCGCATCGACCGGTACTCCAGGTACGGCCGCCGGTCCGCGCCGTCCAGGATCTGCTGCCAGCGGCCGGCCATGTACGCCGAATGCATATTCGTGCGGTAGATCAGCGCTGTGCGCCAGCCGCGCGTGCCGTTGTAAGTCCAGCCCGACCGCTTGACGATCTGGTCGAACTCCTTGCGGAACTGAGACAGTGTCCGCCCCTCGTCGATGGCCTTGACGACGGCCGCATGGATATCGGCGACCACGTCGGCGGGTGCCCCGGCGACCGTGAACTGGCGGCCGTGGATCGGCCCCTGCCACTCATTCGCGCGCTGGGTCGTGGCCGGGATCTTCTGCCGGAGGTTGGCGATAGCCCGGTTGGCCTTGACGCCGAAGGCGGCGACCTCAGGCGCTGCCATGGTCGGCCTCGCTGTCGACGTAGCCCTGCAGGTACGACCAGGTCAGCGCCTGGTCGGCCAATTGGCGGCGTTCGGCGTCGTCCATGCCGTCCAGCAGCGCGGCCAGCCCCGCCTGGAACTCGGCAAGAGTCCTTCCCTCGGCCTCGTACTGGGCCAGCATGTCCGCAATGGGCTGCAGGATATTGGCCTCGATGGCAGCGTCGGCGGCGCGCGTGGCTTCTGCCATCCGCGCTTCCTCGTCGCGTTCGACCTGAGTCAGCGTGACACCCGCAGCCCGGGGCGCGGCAAACTCGCTGGCTGTCGACCTGGTCGTCGGCAATAGCGCGTCATCGTCGTCCTTCGC